GATTTATTTCGCTCCGAGTTCTGGGGCTCGATCGATTTATTTCGCTCCGAGTTCTGGGGCTCGATCCGTGCTCTGGGGCTCGATCGATTTCTTTCGGTCCGTCATCACACTCGATTTTGACTCCCTCGATAATTTCCAGATTTCCAGAGGATTCAAAAGTTAAACTAAAACAATACTTTTCACTGTACAACGATCAGTAGTTTTATTTTGATAATGCTATTCGATACTAACCTTTCGGTGCTGTATTTTGATTTATATAATTGTAAATCAGCTTTGTTCTTTGCGTCTTTTATGAAGTCGGCAAGAGCTCGATAGCTGCTGTCGCTTCCATTGTTGTTAGCGTAAAAAAATATATTTTTGCATCGTTTTTCCAGCGATACAGTTTTGAATCCAACGACGCCAACTCGGATTGTATCCAGGTAAATTACAGGTGTTGGGTTGGAACCCAAGCAGTTACAACGAGCCAACATCTCTTTTGCTATTTGTTGTCGCAAAGCTCGGTATGCTAGATAGATGCTCCGCAAGCATTTGAATGTGATATTTGCGTTGGAAAATCTCAGATGGTAACATAAACCTTGAACAAATTCGGTACCGTGTTTTGGATATACATAACTGTTGCAAAGCAGTCGAACATAGTCAGGATGTAGAGGTTTGTTTGACGCGACTTCGTCTTTTTCAACCATCTCGCCCGGAGCCGATGGATAAATTTTGTGTGTATGGATAACGAATATCTTTGGTTTTCCTCGCAAATCTGGACATTTATCTACAATCGATTGAAGCTCGTGAACATCGACTGATTCGCCATCAGTGCCGTACACCGTATGGAATCCACCGTGAGAAAGTATGCAGCAGACCAGACTTGGGTATCCTGCGAATATTGAATGATCGCAACCGTCCTGATTTCCTACCAATTCTTCCAACGTTTTGCGCAATCCTTCAGCCGATAGATTGGAAAAGATTCGAAGATCGAAGCCGAACTGCCGAAATGTGTTGTAAAGACTTATCAAATCGACAATGTATCCGGGCAGATTTTCCAATTTAATTTTGTCCTTTCACATTAAAAATTAAAATATTAGCAATTCGTTATTAATTTAAATACGTATTTTACTTGATTGAAAGTGTGCTGGATAATAATGACGCATAACCCCGGGCGATTATTATCAGCCGAGTAAATCGGAAAAAATTGTTTTTCCATGTTTCTTTCTACGATTTAACTTTTCTTGGAAAACAGATATTTTAAAAGTGCTGTGAAAGGCGTTGAAGAACGTCTTTATATCCGGCGCTTGCGAGTCTTACCCTTGACGGTTTTGCGACGCCTCACGGTTTTGTGACGGGGTTCGCTCTTTAATAGTCTGGCTATTCCTCGAGCGGTTCTTCGTCGCGCAAAGGCGGAGCGTTCGTCTCGCTGTCCCAGCGCCACACCCCTTTTGAAACAGCTCTGGTTGTCGCCCGCCGTGGTGGATTTCCGACGTCCCTTGCCGCAATCCATGAAGCGAAATTTTTTGGGGATGCTTTTTTTCCTGTCTCTCGACACGAGCCCCACGCGCCGCCCCTCCCAGTAGCATTCATATCGTCGTCGCGATCCCGATTTGCAAAGAGACATTTTATTTCCATAACAAAGCCCGGAGCGCGCGCGTCTACATTTTCGCGACTCTGCGATTTTCGTCGGCGACATGGTTTCTGCCGAGACGCTTCTGGAATTGTGCGTCGCGACCGTTCGCAAACACGATCTCGACCGATACCTACCCCCCACGCTGGGTTTTGAAGCGTGCTGCGTCGGTGACGACTTGGCTCTAGCTTTTCGACTGCGTCACGCGGAATGCGTTTTGAAGCGCCAGCGTGATCCCGCCCGCTTGTTCAAACTCGTCATCCGCGATCGCGTGCTCGCGTTTCGCCATGTTTGCCGTCACGCCGCGTGCGTTTCTAAAAGCGACCAGGATGTTTCGTATTTGTTTTCCCTAGTTTGTCGCGAAAGCGTCGTCTATCATCATCTTTGCGAATTTTATCGAAAGATTCACCACCTGTTTCCAGACGTGTTCAGCGTCGGAGGACGCGTTTTCAATCATTTTGGCAAAAAATTGTACATTGAGTAAAAATACAAGTCTTGGAGTCGGACAGAGAAATTGTCGATAAGGGTATTTTTCGCGTGCTCGGTCAAGCAAATGAAACTACGGTCTTCTGAGTCGTTGTCGGTAGACGTCGCCTTTGCGCCCACGGGAGCGTCTCAAATCTCTTTCGCTGTCGCTCTCGTCTTTGCTGTCGCTGTCGCTCTCGTCTTCGTCTTTGCTGTCGCTGTCGCTCTCGTCTTCGTCTTTGCTGTCGCTGTCGCTCTCGTCTTCGTCGTTGCTGTCGCTGTCGTCTTCGTCGTTGCTGTCGCTGTCGCCTTCGCTGACTCGGATGTCTTCGTCGCTGTCAATGTATCCGTACTGTGCAAGGGGATTCCAATCATCCTTTCTGATGTCGACGGGGTCTTGTTCGTCGTCTTCCACGGAGACTTTTCCGTCTACCAAAATTTTCATAAGTTCGAAACTTTTGCGCTTCAGCGCCGCCCTGTAGATCCCGACACCCATTCTGGCGACCCACTTTAGAAATTCCTCGTCTTCGTATTTAGCTATTCTGCGAGAGAAATATTTCTGCGGCTTCCAGGAGCATCCGTTTTCTACGAGAAATTTTAAAACGTCGTATTTTTCTTGTAGCTCGGCCGCGTGAGTTTCATAGTATCCAAAAGATTTGTATCCTTTTTCGAAACACGTTTTCAGCATTTCGATTGTGTCGGGTTGGGATCCTTTACCGCCAATCATTTCAACGACGCAGTTGATGTCGAAGACCCATCGTTTTCTCGAACCGTTTGCTGTGACCGCCCATTTGAACATTTCCAAATTACCCTCCCTCGCGACCTTGTCGACGACGCTCTGCGACACTTTACATCCCAAAGCGCAAACTGTTTTCAACAATTGGAAAAGTCGATCTCGTTGCGACCCGAATCGTTCAATCAAAATGTCGCAAACGTTCTTGTGCCACACGCAGCCGTTTTTGATGGCGGTTTCGAAACATTGACGAACGGCGTCGAGACTGTCGTCATCTTTTAACGTTTCGGCAATGTGTCGTGTCAGATCCGTTTTAAACAGTTGGGGGCGAGCTTGAACCCACGTTTCCAAATCTTGCAGTGTCGCTGTATCGTCTTCATACGCTGAAAAGTACAGTTGGCTCGAATCGGAGGGAATCTTTTTGTTGCTCATGGCCCACCTCAAAATCTTTGGATCGTCTTCCAAAAAGTGGTCGTCCCACTCGATGAGATCCGCGTCGAAAAGACGCATGGCGAAATCGGACCCGCACTCTCTCCAAACTTTTTCACCGAGCGAAATTTTTTTCCCGACAAGCTCCGCGCACATTTCGAGATCTTGCGTAAATACGGCCGGCGGGTGTTCCGTGAAACCGATAAGGTGCAACCAGGACAAGAGGCGCGCGTTTTTCGTTCGGAAGGCTTCTCGTAACAAAACATATGGACAAGGAAAGGGTCTGTTGCCAATAATTCCCTTAGCATCCAATTCGTCGAACCATCGACAGCACTTTGGAGCTCGTTCGAGATTTTTCCAGTGGCGCTCTCCAAGCCATTCCAGATCGTTGTTTTTGTTCTTTTTAGCGTTTTTTAGCGTGATATCGCAAATATTTCTCATAGTCTCGTGGTCAAGAGGGAACTCGAACCACTCTTGCGGGACGCCGCGCCAATGTTTTTCCCGCCAATCTATATACCGCGGCCAGTACTTTGGAAATCTTAGACAGTCGAAATGACCAACTGTTGAAGCATGCACGTTGCGTCCGTAAATCAACCACTTGTCATCGCCTTTTCCGCTGCAACACGGTTCAAAGTCGTCAAATAGTTCTCGGACCGACGGCCCAAAACTGGCTACCGTCTCGTCTCCCTCTTGAAAAAAGAATCGAACCGGGTTTTGACACAGTCCCTGATTGCGTATCGCGGAAATGCACAAATTTTTCAGAGAAGACGTCATTTTTTATTGTACTCAAATCACTGAAAACAACAACGCATGTTTTTTGCACTCTGGGCAAAGATTTTGTTGGCGCGTGCGCAATGGTTGACGACTGCAGATTGTCTGGAGGATTGATTTCGTTGCAACTAGACCATATTCTGTCATGGACAAACACGTACCGCAAATGCAACTAGACCATATTCTGCCATGGACAAACAAGCACCGCAAATCACCCCGACTTTGGCTCGGCACTTTTCCGAAGCCGACGACGACGACGACGGGATCCGAAAACCGAAAACTCTTTTCGACCTGTGCGTGATCGCCGTGCGGCTCAACGATCTCGTCAAGGCCGTGCCGCCTACTCTTGCTCGGCGTTATTTTTTCGAAGACTGCTGCGTAGGTGATGACGTGGAGACTGCCTACATGGTGGATCACATCGAGTGCATCTTGAAGAAACCGCGCGATCCCGAAGCGCTACGCAAAGCGTGCGAAGATTACGGCGATGCCTATTTGGCCGAGCTCACGATCCACCTCTTTCCCCCGCGAACTCGCATCAAACGCTACACAAGGATTGGTGAAACCTCTGGTTTGTGGCGATGTTTTCTTAAAGTCGACCCTTAGCGATCGTCGCCGTCCAGACCGTACTATTTAATGCTGTCGCCGCGAGTTTTTTGAACTGGACTAAAAATCGCGCAATTCAACTAACGCCAGACGTGCTCAGAGTCGGAGAACGGCAAAAATTGTATTGAGTAAAAACACACAAGTCTTAGAGTCGGACAGAGAAATTCTCGTTTATTACAATAATAGTTGGAAAGCTGTAGAGTCGAACAGAGAAATTCTCGTTTATTTCAATAATAGTTGGAAAGCTGTAGAGTCGAACAGAGAAATTCTCGTTTATTTCAATAATAGTTGGAAAGCTGTAGAGTCGGACAGAGAAATTCTCGTTTATTTCAATAATAATTGGAAAGCTGTAGAGTCGAACAGAGAAATTCTCGTTTATTTCAATAATAGTTGGAAAGCTGTAGAAAAGTTACAATCTTCGCAATATTGTCCGGATGGCACAGCCTTTTGTTTGTAACATAGTCTGCAAGTTAAGCCGTCTAAATCTTGCTTGCAAAGATTGCAGTACAAATCCGGAGGTACCGCCAAGTTGACATTGCAGGTTGTACAAGGCACGGCTGACATATAGTCTGATTTACAACCGTTGCAATACGTTTCTGTCGGATTCGCTACAAAGCAGACGCAAATCGCGCAGTCTCCTTCCTCCATGATTGGTACTTTGTGCTCGCCCATGGTGAAGGACCCATTCAGCACGGCCAAACACGGCTCTTATAGGCACCGAGCTGACGAGCGCGAGCAGAGGTGCGTCGAATAAAAAAGGCGGGGTCAGCCATAGAACGAACCGTTCGAGCAACCGCGGAGACTTGCGGTCCGCACACTTCAATGAATAAAACATGTCTTGCGCAAAAGGATCTGGACGGAGGGAGCGCTGTTTCAATCAAGGCCGGATTGCCGGCTTTCGATCGGAGAGGAGGGGGCCGATTCCGGGTGCTTCCACTAGAAAAGTTTACTGCAACAAAATAAATCGGGGTCTGGCCGAACTTCGAAGCATGGGCTACCAGGATTTGGGCGACAACGCCAGCTGTTTTCAAAAAGGATTCGAGCTCGGGCAAGCGGATCGGCGTCGCGTCTCTGCCAAACGTCGACGAGGCGCGCCTCCGCCTCCCAGCCGCAGTCGAGGTAGAAAGGCGTCGGCACGCAAACCCGCCGTTCAGACGACGCGCAAGAGGACGGCCAAAAGAGCGGCTCCTCGCAAAAGAACTGCCACAGTCAGACCGCGCTGGAGATATTAATTTTTACGCTCAGAATTCTAGTAATAAATGATGTCAGATGAAAAAATCAGCGAGACCCAGCTCCGCAAAGAATCGGAGATTGTAGCGCAACCTCTAGAGCCAGAGAGTGTTGCAGAGCAGCCCCAGCTGTCGCCAGAATCGAGCGAGCAGCCACAGCTGTCTCCAGAATCGAGCGAGCAGCCACAGCTGTCGCCAGAATCGAGCGAGCAGCCACAGCTGTCGCCAGAATCGAGCGAGGAGCCCCTGCTGTCTACATTGCGAATCCTGGACGACCCGTTGGACGCCGAAGTCGAATTATCCCCGCCCTACGACATTTGCCCACTCTCTCCTCGAGGCGCCTTTCTAAAGTGCTGCAAAGACACACACGCCCACGCAGCGACCGCGATGCCGACCTCGAGCGACTACGAAATCTGGCCCATGGAGGTTCAGAGTTACGAGTGCGCAAATTGCGTGGCTCTCAATCGATTGCGACACTCTGCGTACAGAGTCTGAAAAAGCGCGCGTCGAGGTCGGCGAGCAAATAAAAAAGACATGTCCGCTCTCTTTTTGCCGATTCTCGCGTTGACCGTCGCGACCGCTCTCTTCGTCCTCGGCAGCGAGCGGAAACCCAAGGCCCGCCGACTGTACGACACGACCGTTCCGCCCGTTCGTCGGTGTTGCTCCAATTGATTCAACGCCACCACGTCCGCCGGTCGCGATCGACGACGATGCTCATAACGCGACGCGAAGCTAAAAACATTCTCGTCAAGCCGTCGGATCTGGGTCGAGTGAGTCGAATCGCCGTCAATCAGCTGGAGAGCTACTACGACGCTTGCTCCAAAAAAGCGCGCGACATCGTCTCGATCCGCCTCGACGACGAGCGCGCCATCGTCGTCGTCGTCAACAACGCCGGCAGCGAGTGCGTGGCTCAGTGCTGGTTCACGGTCGTGGAACACGAACCCGAGCCGGGCGAAACGGTTTGCGGCTCTGCCGCTCCGGTTGGAAAACATCTCGTGGTGACCGTTTCAAAGCATTTCAAGGTTTTCGTCAAACAACCAAACGATTTTGAAACGAAAAGGGTTCACGTGAAATTGACTGGAATCAAATCGGAACGTTCGTCGGCGATAATTGCTCTGGGTGTTCAGGTAGACTCAGCCGACGACGCTTTGCGCTGCGAATGTCCTCGTCCGGCGACGGGCACTCGCGCTTGCGTTTGACGCCTTGAAGAGTTCGAACCGTTTCGGCTACAGGCATGTTTTATTCATCAGTGTCGGGTCGTAACGCGCGGCAACATCAATTATCGGCGCGCTTTCCGGAAAAGTGTTTTCGAATCTTGCGAGCCATGTCGTCGTCAGAGGTGGCGACGCTCGAAAGAGCCGCGCAGCGTTCGTAAAATTCGCGAAACGCCTCGTCGAGGTGCGGGTGCTCGGCGAGCATGTCGTCGAGGCGGGCGGCCAAGAGGCGCGCCTCGTCCAGAGCCATCCACTCGACGGCGCCGGCGTGCGCGATTCGCAGTTCAACGTATCGGTCAAAAATTGCAGACATTTTATTATCATGAACTAAAAATAAAAATGCTGGCATTCAGACACATGAAAGCGCGCAGCGCGCGCGCCTCGTCGCTGCCGGCCGACATTGGTCACTGGTCGAAGACGGGCCTCTTTCTCGACGAGTGGCGGCGCGTCTGCTGTTTTTGCTGCGGATTCTGCACGGCGGCGTGGCATCGCGACGACAATCCGTGGAAATTTCACGACCGCTGCGACTTTGCCGCGTTCAACGCCGGACGCCGGCTGCCCGACCGGACCGACGATGCGGACGTTGGCGATCCGACGTGCGTCGTTTGTTTCGAAAACAAGATCGCGTCGGTGTTCGCGCCGTGCCGGCACGCCGTCTGCTGTCGGCCGTGCTCGCTGCGGTGCTCGGTTTGTCCGACGTGCAGATCCAAGGTTCTCGAAAGATCGCCCGTCCTTCTTCCGTAGTCAATTGAAAAACCGACGAAAGCGCGGCGCTTTTCGCGACAACGATGCACGTCACCTCAAAAGCACGCAGAGCCATAGGCAACATTAATTCTTTTCTGTCGCGCAGCGACTACCCGCCCGCCAGGAGAATGTCGCACGTGTCGTACGAAACGACAAAGACCAGTCTGCGCACCTATCTGTCTCAATTGACGTCGCTCGTCGACGGAGAGGCGCGGCGCGAAGATTCGCGCGGATCTCACTACGTCAGCTGTCGGGGCGAGAGCGGGTGCCGCTGCGCGGGCGACAACCAGCGCATCGAAAACATTTGCCAAGAAGTTCAGCACCTCTTGCGAGGAGTGAGTTGACGACGACGGTCAGCGCCATTTGCTCACAGTGCCATAGACGGTGACCTCGAGAGGCGCCGTCGACTGCGTCCCCCGCATCGGGGTGAAACTTTCCGCGTAATCGGCTGGAAGCGAAGCGTAGGCGTTTGCCTCGATCGGGATGGGTCCCGGCGGGGGTGCGCGTTTGTAGTCGTAGTATTCCGGCGCGCCGACGCCGAGAGCCGAATAAAAAGCCGCTACGGCCGCTTCGTACCGTTCGATCGAAACGGACGACGGCGCCGCAGGCGGAATCATGGCGTTGCCGTAGTCGAAAACGGGCCGGTCGAAGCGTCCGTAGTCGAAAACGGGCCGGTCGAAGCGGTCGGCCGTGTAGGGGACAAACCCCGTGTAGCGTTCCTCGGTCGTCGCCGTCGGGATGCTGACGTTGACGTCGGGCGCGACGAGCTGCGACGAAATCGGACAAACCGAACCGCACGCGCTCGGCTCGTTCGTGTACACGATGGTGGTTTGTCGCCGGTCGCCGCCGCCGCTGCTGCAGGGACACGGCTTGTTTTCAGAGTAGTACATTTTTATTAAAGAAGGGTTTTCAATGGGGACTCACATTGAAAACCGCCGACCTCACCAAATGAGGACGCTGTCGACGAAATCGACCGACTCGTTTGTGTCGACGCGCGTCAGCGTGTTGACGTCGATCCAGAGCCCGTCGACAAAGGCCACCACGTTTTGCGGAGAGAGGGGGTGGTCGGGCGGGCGGTCGGGACGGCGCCACGCCGACCTGTCGCCGTCGCGATCGTGATCGGCGCACCACGCGCCTCCCTCTGTAGGACGAGCGCACAGAAAGCGCTCGTCGCCGTCGCGCGTCTCGTGCACGTGCACGCACACCCGATCGAGCAAAACAGTGGGACGCCGAGCGGCGTCGAGCGGCGACGGGTAGCGCGACTCTACAATTGAATGTTGCGAGCCCGACGATTGCAACCAGACGTTTGTGCTCGACACTATCATTTATTTTGTCGTCATGCGAGTGTTTACGTACAGCTGGCACGTCCGCGAGACGGACGCCGCCTGCAGGATCGTCGCCTACGGCATCGCCGAGAGCGGCGACAACGTGCAGCTCTCGTTTCCCTTTCGTCCGCGATGCTACATCGCCCTGCCGAGATCGGTCGCCTGGACCGAAGACAAGCTCGCTCAGCTGTCGACGTGTCTCCGCGGCAAACTTTTGACGGACGGTCGGCAATTGTTCGTCCGCGAACCTCAACTGTACGGCGGCGGCGGAGGAAAGCATCCGTTTTTGCGCTGCGCGTTCAAAACGCGACGTCTCATGCGGCGCTCGGCCGCGCTGTGTCGCGACGTGTTTTTGCCCTTTCTGGGAGCGCGCGTCTCTCTCGAGTTTCACGAAACTCAAATACACCCCATTGTTCAGGCCGTGACGAGCCGGCAAGCCGAATTCACCGGCTGGCAATCGATTCCGGACGCTTGCTGCAAGAGTCGCGGAGAGCGGACCTTTGACTGCGTCGAGTGCGAGCTGGAACTCGCCGATTTTGCGACGGACGCGGCGACCGTCTCGCTGCCGCCCGAACCGCTGGTCATGAGTTTCGATTTGGAAACGTACTCGTCGGACTGGCTAAAGTTTCCGAACGCCGACGTCGCCGAGGATTGCATTTTCCAAATTTCGTGCGTCTTTCGACGCGGCTCTGCCGAGCGCGAAACGATTCTTCTGTGCATGCTCGAGTGCGATCCCATCGAGGGCGTCGAGGTGCGCGTCTTTGCCAACGAGTACACGCTGATTTTGGGATTCGTGGCGCTGGTGACTCAAAAAAATCCCCACATTTTGTGCGGATACAACATTATGAAGTTTGACTTGCCCTACCTGATTCAGAGGGCGATCCTGCGCCGGTGTTTGGGCGAATTTCAGATTTTGGGCTTTCCCAAATTTGTCGCCGGAGTGGTCACGGAAAAAAAGTGGAGTTCGGCCGCCTACCGCGATCAAGAGTACAAGTATTTGGACATTGAGGGTCGGATCTATGTCGATCTCAATCCTTTTGTGGAGAAAAATTTCAAACTCGAAAACTACAAGCTGTCGACGGTGGCGCGCGAGTTTCTCGCCGACGACAAGGTGGACATGGACGTGCGCGTCATGTTTGAGAGTTTCAAGATGGCTCTCGAGGGTCGGCCCGGAGCGTCGGCCGCCATGGCCGACGTCGGTCGCTACTGCGTCCACGACTCTGTGCTCGTGGCGCGACTCTTTGAGAAACTTCAAGTGTGGCCCTCGCTGGTCGAAATGTCGCGCGTCGTTCACTGTCCCGTGTCGGACATTTTGCTGCGCGGTCAAGAGATTCGCGTCTTCAATTCCATCGTGAAATTTTGTTTTCGCAAAATGGTCATCGTGCGACCGCCTACCGACCCCGACTCTGAGGAGCGCTACGCGGGAGCCTACGTTTTCGAGCCGGTGCCGGGCATGTACGAAAACGTCGTCCCTTTCGACTTTGCTTCGCTCTACCCGTCGACCATCATCGCCTACAACATTGACTACTCGACGCTCGTCACCGACGACGACGCGACGGTCGCCGACGACGACTGTCACGTGTTCGAGTGGGAAGACCACATTTCGTGCGCGCACGATCCGCGCGTGATGCGTCTGGCCGCGACCGAGGATCGCGTCGAGAGGGCCGCCATCAAAAAGAAGCTGCTCAAGCACGTCATTTGCGCAAAAAGAAGATTTAGATTTCTAAAGAGTCCCGAGGGGGTCTTGCCGGGCATCATTAGAAACTGTTTGAACGCGCGCCGAGAAACGCGTCGCCAGCTTGCGCTCGTCGACAAGACGTCGGCCGACTGGCAAATTTTGAACCAGCGCCAGTTGGCCTACAAAATTTCTGCAAATTCCATTTACGGTTTCACGGGTATCGGCTCCAAGGGCAAACTTTCGCTGCTGCCTCTGGCCATGTGCATCACGCAGCGAGGGCGCGAAAACGTCAAACGGGCCGCCGACGAGATGAGCCGGCGCTTCGGCGCTCTCGTCCTCTACGGCGACACGGATTCCAACTACGTGACCTTTCCCGCTACGCAGTCGGCGCGTCAAGTGTGGGACCTGGCTGTGCGCGCGGCCGCAGAAATTTCCTCGCTCTTTCCGCAGCCCATGGAACTCGAATTCGAAGAGACGATTTATTCTCAGTTTTTGATTTTGGCCAAGAAAAAGTACGTGTTCAGAAAAATGGATCGAGACGGACGGGTCGATGCCGAACTGGGAAAAATCGGAGTCGTCCTCAATAGGCGCGACAATTGCAAATTCATTCGCGACGTCTACGCGGCCCTCGTCGACAGCGTCTTCAAAAACTCTGCCGCCGGCGACGACGCCGCGCTGTGCGCTCGCGAAAGGGGGCCGTGCCACTGCGGAAACTGCATAGTCGCGATGCTCGTCGAACGGATCGACGAGCTGGAAACGCGGCGCGTTCCCGTCGAGCGGCTCGTCGTGACCAAGGGCTGTCGCGACTACGGCGCGGACGACGAGGCGCCCGTCGACGATCGACTGGGCTCGTACAAGATCAGACCCCTGCCGCAAGAGCCCGAAGCGAAAATGCGCAAACTGGGCGAACTCAGCGAGTCTGAATTTTACGCGGCCCAGCTGCCGGCCGTGGCGCAGCTCAAGAAGCGAATGACGCGACGCGGCCTCCCCGTCACGGAGGGATCGCGCGTCGAGTTCGTCATGGTTCGCTACGGAGGCGTCAAACAGGGCGACAACATTGAGGCCGTCGACTATTTTCTCGAATTTGCCGACATTCTCCAGATCGACACTCTGTACTACATGAACCTGCTCGTGGCGCCTCTGGATCAGATTTTGGAAACGTGCTTGCGGAAGCGCGACGTCATCAAGCACCACGTCCAATTGAGAATGCACAAACGGCGCGTGGGCGAAAGCGTCTCTAGACTGTTTTCGTCGCGCTGGCCCTGCGACACCGGTCTGACTGTGAAACGAGGATCGATTGCAGTGGGTCGCGTGCGGTTGCGCGTGTGGGACATTCGAGCCGTCAATGTTGGACGCGGGCGCGGTCATCGCGTCGTTTGACGTGGGTTCAGTCAATTGCGCCATGTTTGTCGTCGACGCCGACGGCGCCGTCTTGCTCTTTTGCGTGGAAGCGGTCGGCGACCAGCCTGCGTCGGTCGTGGCGGCTCTCGAGCGCCGAGCGTCCGTCTGGCGTCGGTGTCACGCGTTCGTCGTCGAGAACCAGATGGCCGTCAACGGGCGAGCCTGCCGCATTCAGGCCTGCATCATGACCTATTTCGAAACGCTGTACGGAAACTTTAAAACGACCGTCGCATGCTCGTCGCGACTGAAAACCTTTGGAGCGCGCTGCGCCGACAAACGCCAGAGGAAGCTCTACTGCGTCGACTTTGCCGCCAAGCTCTTGGACGCCGAGTGGCCGCACCTGGCGCCCGAGTACGCCGCGATGAAGAAAAAGGACGACATTGCCGACGCCGTGTGTCAATGGCTCGCTTTTTGTAAAACGAATGGAGCGTTCAATAAATGAAATTTTACGTGTCTGATTTTCTTTTGGATACCATTCCCGTGGCGGATTGGAAATCTGATGTCATTTATTTGAAACCTCGCGGTATTTGCTATTCGTTTTCGAAACCGTCGGGAAAGAAATTTGTCTACACGGTAAAGACGCCAAACACGTACAACATTTTGAAAATTTGCGACGAAAACGACATGATGGATTTCGTGAAGCGCTACAACCTGTGCGTCGAGACTGAATACGGTCTCGACGGACGCGTGGCGTGGGACGCCCTGAGGAAGCAGTACGACGGCGTCGAATTTCGCTGGTGGCGACCCATGTGGGAGTGCTGCAGCGAGTTTCAAGAGTTGCTGCTCGAAAAGTGCGCCTGGGAGTGGTTTTCGTCTTTCGAACAACCGTGCGGATTCCTTTGGAATCTGGACCAGGTCAAGCTGATGATTAAATTCAAAATCACTACGTCGACGAGGCGCGTGGCGAATTGATGGCGCGGACGCTCGTCGCGGTCTCGGAGCGCACCGCCTTCATCGACGGCCGCGACAGCGAACAAAAAACATGTTTCCTGCGGCGATCGGGTCGGACGCGTGCGTTCGGCTCATGGCTCGCTTTGAAAGAAATCATCCGTTTGTCGTCGCCGACGGGGTCCTGATTCACTCGCGCTGGGCCTCGCTCGACGCCGGCCTCGCGTCCAAGAGTCTGGTAGCGCGTCTCGTCATGACGGCGCCGACGCGCGACATTGCCGTCCCCTCGAAAAGGTTTCACCACGAGGCGGGCGTGTGTTTCGAGCGACCCGAAGCGTCGCGTCGCGTCTTTGACGGCACGATCGTCTTGTGCAAGAACCGGCTCGAACTCGCCGAGTGGAAGACGGTGTTTTGCGACAAGCACGACGTCGCCGTCCTGGAACGGTACGACGGCGGACCGGCGTTTCAGAAGCGCGTCGTCGGCAAGCGCGTGTGGCTCGTCAGCAAGTCTGTCTTTCAGAAACTGTCGCTCCATCCGGCGCGTCTGGTGTGCACCACGTTCGGCCTGACGGACGGCGACGCCGTCTTCACGTGGGTCCTCGGGTTTTCGCCAAACGCGCGCAACGCTCTGCGCTTCACGCCCGACAAGACCGACTGGCTGCGACCGATCGTGGTCGCTCACCGCATACACCAGCTCTTTAAAATTCCCGACGTCTTTTTTCGAAACTCGTTCTTTCCCAAGCGGCGGTCGAGCGGCGAGGATTTCGCCTGCTGCGTCTGCTACGAGGAAACGGTCGAGCGCCGGCTGCGGCTCGAGTGCGGACACAGAATCTGTTTCGCGTGCCTCTACGGCTGCGTGTCTACGGGCCACTTTTTGTGCCCCGTCTGCCGGGCCACTCTCGACAGGACGTTCGTCACCGAGGACGCCGCCGCCGAACCGGCGGACGGCGACGCCGAACCGGCGGACGGCGACGCCGAGATGAAAAACTACGACAAGTGCGTCTCGGATGTTTTAAAGTCGCGACGACCCGACGCCAAGTGGATCGTGTTTCAAAAGACGAGTCATTCGGAAATCGGGTCGGGCATGTACAATTTTCTGTACAAGGACGACGACCTGTTTTACGCGTCGACGGCGGCCAGCCACTTTCCCGTGGTGGACGCGAGCGTCGTCGAGGCCGTCGTCGTGTCCGAGGAGCACGAGCCGGCGCCCTCGCTGCTCCGCTCTTTTCTCTGCCACAGCTTGTCCAACAATCGAACAAATCCTCTGGTCATTCATTGTCTTCACTACGATTCCGATTTCGTCGACGCGATCGACGGAATGGTGAATCATTTTTTCGAAAACTGAGCGCGCGCGCGATTCTTTTTTCATTTTTTCTCGAAAAAAATGAAAAACAAGAAGTAGCGCGCTCTCTAGAGCACGGGGAAGCCGAGAGCGCCGCCGGCGATGCGCACAACGTTGTTGTTGATGGCCGTGATGATGAACTCGAACGACTGTTTGAAATTGGCTCCCGAGCCGGGCGCCCCGCCGCCTTCCATGGCCAGCAGCGCGGCGTTGCTGATGTCGGGGATGATGCTGACGTTGGCCAGCTTGCCGTAGTTTGTCGAACCCTTGGGGTCGAGAGACTCGAGACACAGCGAGTACGAGTACATGTGATAGCCGGTCTCGGTGGGGATGGCCGGAGCGTGGTAGTAGGGGTTGACGAGACTAAAGTAGTCGCTGCCCATGTGCGAGAAGCGGGCCGTGTTTTCGTAAATGAGCGACGTGGTGTGGATGGGATCGGTGGCTTCGGGCGTCTCGTAGGAAATTTCGGTGGTCGTGTCGGTGACGACGGGACTGCTGGTAGTGTAGTTGCTCCACTGATTTTTGAAAGTGGTGTTGCGAGCCGCCCAGAAGAGCGCTTTGATGGCGTGCGAAAAACGGAGATCAAAAGAGTTTTTGGTGGGCGCGAAGAGGGCGCGAGGAGCCGTCTGGACCTGTTCGATGATGATGTCGCGCTTGGTGCAGCCCATCTTTTGACGCTCTTCGTTGCTGACGATGGCGTAGTTTGCCCACACTTCGACCTTTTTGAGAGAGGGCGGCGACTCGAGCCACGACTCTTCGGGCACGAGGACCTGGGCCCCGGTCGCGGTCACGTCGTCGACGATGAGCAAGTGGTGCCAGTCGCGGAATTCGAAATTGATGTGCATGTCGTTGTAGGGGATGGCGGCGGTGGGCAGGGCGACGCCCGAATCGCGACTGAAGAAGAAGGGCAGCGGCAGGTTGAGGGTCTGCGAGGGGATAGCCTGTCCGGGCTTGTGCGGGTCGATCAGAGACGTGTTGCCGATCATGTTGTCGTAGCCGACGCGCTTGGAGGCGTCGGTGGTGAAGGCGCTCCAAAAGTCGAGATGGTAGTTGTCGAAGCGGGCGGCGTTCAGATCGTTGAAGCTGATGCTGCACTCGCGAATGAGATTGTGCATCAGATTTTTGGTCCATCGGATTCGACGGTTCGCGTTGGCGTCGTTGTCCTTTAGTTTGACCTCGGAGAGGGTGACGCGCAGAAAGGCGTAGAGAAGGTAGTCTCCGGCGCGGCTGATTGCCACCGACCACTCGCTGCCGAAAGCCGGATTTCCGTTGTTGCGAGCCAGCAGCACGGGCACCTGAGTGAACCACGTCGCCTTGCGCGAGTTTCTCACGAAATAGGCCACGGCGGTGGGACCGCCGTACAAGTACTTTTCTATTTCATCATAAGTTGCAATATCGATGAATCCCGAAGTGATGTTTGATTGTGCCATCTTGTTTATTTAGCGCAAGATTTTAAAAAAAAGTTTGCGACAAATATCAGAGTTTAATGAAATGACGATCGGTCAATAAACACCACCATGACCAAGATTGTCAACATACGCGACATCGATTCCAAGCTGAGAAAACACTACGAGGAAGAGGAGAGGCTGTCGCCAGAGTACCGCTCGCGGCTCGAGCGGCTCGAAGCGGCCGCCGCCAACGCCTCCCTCAGACCGGCTATCGTCGAGTCCATTAGGGCCGACTGCGCGCTGCTGCGCGACAAGCTGCGGGCCGTGCGCGACTTTGAGTTTTACTCTTTCGACACGGGAGCGATCGTGGCCGAATTCGACGACATGATGAAGACGCCCGTCGTAAACAGTTTTTTCGCGTTCGGTCGCGATCGCGCTTTCGAGGAGAGGAAACGAGAGCTCGTCGAGGCGTTTCTGGCGAGGACGCGTTTCTACGCCCCCGACGGCTTCGAGCTGCAGCCGACGACGGTCGCCGATCCGACCGTCAAGACCTGCGACGGCAAGTACGTCGTCGTCGACGAGTGCACCGACACGTGCGCGCAGTGCTTTGGCGAGAAGACGCGAATCGTCAACAATTCGAGCTTTTTCGACAACAGCCGCGTCAACATTTCGAGCAAGTACACGTACGATAGAAAAATACATTTTCGCGACTGCATAAACCAGTATCAGGGAAAGCAAAACACGCACATTCCGCCCGAGGTGTTTAAAAACATCGAGGCGGCTCTCGTCAGCCACCGGGTCATCGCGCCGGAGCGGTCCGTCGACCGGTTCGCGCGCGTCACCGTGGCGCACGTCCACATGTTTCTAAAGAGCCTCAACTACACAAAGTACTACGACGACGCCATCCTCATCCACTCGGTGCTGACGGGCGAAAAGCCCGACAACATTGAACACCTCGAAGAGGATCTCATGAAGGACTTTGAGGCCATGCTCGCCGAGTACGACAAAAACTTCAAAACGGCCGACCGGAAAAATTTCATAAACACGCAGTACGTCCTGTATCAGCTGCTGATGAGGCACAAGCACAAGTGCGACAAGGAACACTTTGTCGTGATGCGAACAATGAGCGACAGGAAATCGTATCACGATCGCATCTGCAAGACGATATTCAACAAATTTGGCTGGGAATTCACCCCGTAGCAGTGTCGATGGAAACTCGCGCGCGCGCGCGCGCGCGCAAATGCCCAAAAGACACAGAGATCGGGCCACCTGGATTGTCTCGACTATGCGCACGAAAAAGGATGCCGGTGGACTGGGTACGCGTGTATCAATATGTGCATCGTGTTTTTAGTGTTCCTCGGGAATTGTTTTTTGACTCAGTCGTGCACAGGATCGCTCTCCTCGCGCTACAATATTTAAAAAAATGTGCTGCAACACCCCTTTGGATGCCGTTGAAAAAGGTCATTTACAATGCCTCGCACATTTCAAAGGCGAGACGTTGGATAGACTGTGTTGTCATCGTGCTGCTAGATTCGGACATTTAGACTGTCTCGTCTATTTGCACGAAAACGGCTGCCCCTGGAATGCAGATACTTGTATAGAGGCTGCTGACAACGGACATTTAGACTGTCTCGTTTATTTGCACGAAAACGGCTGCCCCTGGAATGCGGAAGTGTGTGAGGTGGCTGCTTTCTTCGGCTACTTGGAGTGTCTAAAGTACGCGCACGAAAACGGATGTCCTTGGGATGCTTACGCGTGTATAGCGGCTGCCAAAAATGGCCACTTGGAGTGTCTAGAGTACGCGCACGAAAACGGCTGTCCTTGGGAAGCAATGACTTGCGCTTATGCCGCTTCCTTCGGTCACTTGGATTGTCTAAAGTACGCTCACGAAAACGGATGCCATTGGTATTCGACGACTACCACTTGGGCTTCTTCCAGGGGCCACTTGGATTGTCTAAAGTACGCTCACGAAAACGGATGTCCGTGGACGGAAAATACGTGTAGTGCCGCTGCTGAATACGGACATCTAGAGTGTCTCGTTTATTTGCACGAGAACGGTTGTCCTTGGGATGAAAGCACGTGTCTAGCGGCCGCTGAACGCGGCCACTTGGAGTGTCTAGTGTACGCTCACGAAAACGGCTGTCCGTGCAGACACACCTCCAAAATATATTCAACCGATCTAGACACTGAAAGCAAATCGGAAAACACCGAATGCCAAATTTGCAGAACAAACGAAGAGAAAATTCGATTCGAGCCGTGTCATCATCGAGTTTGCGTTTCTTGTTCGAACAAACTTATTAAAAACAAAAAGTGTCCCTTTTGTCGTCAGCTGATGACAGACAATATTTTGATATGAAACAGTCTGGCGATCGCGAATTGAACGTCAGTCTTGAAAACCGTTTGATCCGACAGCGTCAGCAGAAAAGTCTTACAAATGAGCGACTTTAAAAGTTGCGAGTGCAAAAACGCTCTTCAGGCTTCCAAAAAAGGTCATGTAGCATGTTTTGAATATTTTCACAAAATTGTCTGCGATCCTTCGAGAAAACAGTGTCGAAAAATGCTTCGTCTCGCTGCACAATACGGACATTTGGAGTGTTTGAAATTTTTACGTCGCGCCGGATGTCTCATGGTTGGAAAAGTGTGCTATTTTGCTGCAAAATATGGTCATTTAGAGTGTCTAAAGTACGCGCACGAAAACGGTTGCGAGTGGGGTAGAGATGTTTTTGAAGGCGCTGTTAAAAACGGACATCTAGAGTGTATTAAATATTTGGACGAAAGAAGAGACCCGCATTGTTGGATCGGTGAATTTGTTTGTTCTTTTGCTGTCGATAATTTGGATTGCCTCAAATATTTGCACGAAAGGGGGTATCGGTGGAATGCGTGGACATGCCATAGGGCTGCAGAAGCGGGTAGTTTAGAGTGTCTCAAGTACGCGCGCGAAAACGGATGTCCCTGGAATGAAGCTACTTGTACCTACGCTGCTAGAAACGGGCATGTAGAGTGTCTCAAGTACGCGCGCGAAAACGGATGTCCCTGGAATACAAAGACGTGCGAAGCGGCTGCTTGCTTCGGCTACTTGGAGTGTCTAAAGTACGCGCACGAAAACGGATGCCGTTGGAATGAAGCTACTTGTACCTACGCTGCTAGAAACGGGCATGTAGAGTGTCTCAAGTACGCGCGCGAAAACGGATGTCCCTGGAATGAAGCTACTTGTACCTACGCTGCTAGAAACGGTCATGTAGAGTGTCTCAAGTACGCGCACGAAAACGGATGCCCTTGGGATGAACAAGTTTGTGAAAAGGCCGCTCAATTGGGCCGACTGGATTGTCTGAGGTACGCGCGCGAAAACGGATGTCCCTGGAATACAAAGACTTGCGAAGAGGCTGCGGCATTCGGACAGTTGCATTGTCTAAAGTTTGCTCACGAAAACGGATGCCGTTGGAATGAAAAAACGATTGAAGTCGCTTATAAATGCGGCCAGTTGGCGTGTCTCGCGTACGCTCTTGAAAACGGATGTTCGTGGGACAGAAAAACGTTCGAAACGGCTGCCAGACAGGGGAACTTTGATTGGCTCAAGTTCTCGCGGAAAACCGCGCGCACTTTTGAAATTTCTGTTTGGGCTGCTGAAAACGGCTATGTATATTTTCTAGAGCAGGGGCGCGAAAACGAATGGCCGTGGGATAAAAAAGTTTGTGAAACGGCCGCCAAACACGGCCGACTGGAGTGTCTCAAGTACGCTCGCGAAAACGGATGCCCTTGGGATAAAAAAGTTTGTGAAACGGCCGCCAAACACGGCCGACTGGAGTGTCTCAAATACGCGCGCGAAAACGGGTGCCCTTGGGATGAACAAGTCTGCCTTTTGGCTGTCAAACACAAGCAACTGGAGTGTCTCAAATACGCGCACGAAAACGGGTGCCCTTGGGATTGGCAGACGGCCGTCGCGGCCGCAGCCGTCGGAAACGTAGACGCGTTCGAGTTTGCGTTTCGAAACGGCTGCGAAATTGTGGAGCACTGCGCCGCTCACGCGGCCCTCTTT